AGGCGATCACGTAATGACAGGCGGACAAGTCAAGATTCTCACCGAAAAAGCCAGGGATAAGCACGACGAAATCATAGTGCAGGAGAAACTCGACGGCTCTTGTGTCGGCGTATTGATGAAAGAAGGCCAGATTATCCCAATAATCCGAGCAGGCTATACGGCGGCATATGCAAGGCGCAAACAGCATAGATACTTCAATAGATGGGCTTATGGGAACTATTGGCTGTTTGATTGGCTACCAGAAGGCTGGCGTGTTGTAGGGGAATGGCTGCTTCAAATTCACTCGATCTCTTATGACATCGCGCACCGTAGCCCATTCGTCGCGTTTGATATCTTCGACAATGACAATAAAAGAATTTGTTATAGCGAATTTTGCATGTTGTGTGATAAACATGGAATAGAGGCAGCTCCTTTACTACACAGAGGCGGCCCATGCAGTATAGAGAAGGCGGAAAAAGAGCTTGGAGTATATGGGTATTACGACGCTAGACTGCCTGCTGAGGGTATGGTTTGGCGTGTGGAAAGAAAGGGACAGGTAGACTTCCTTGGCAAATATGTGCGTAAAGGCTTCGATACTGGCGGAAGGCTAGAAGAAGAGATTTACAACATAGACCCAGAGAAGATTATGCCTAAAAGTAGTATGGAAATGGTGAGTTAAATGAGATTATGTCCTTATTGCGAAATTGAAAGACAGGAAATTGAGTTTTATGCAAATGCTTCTACAGATTGCAAACTTTCGACTTATTGTAAAAGATGTGTAGGAAAGTTAGCTAATCCACCTAGAGGAGACAGAGAAGAATTTTTAAAGCTTACAATAACTCTTGCGCCTGAACTTTATTATGCGCTAAAGAAAATGTCGTTAAATAAAAGGTGCGAAGGAAAAAAAGATTCTGGAACTTCTGAACTTATAAGAGAGGCGATCGGAAGATTTATTTAATATGGTGACGATAGCTTAACGGTAAAGCAATGGATTGTGGTTCCATAGATTAGGGTTCAATTCCCCATCGTCACAATGATAGAAGCCCAAGTGCGAGGCAACCAGATAGTGGATCGCCCAGGAAATAACACAAGAATACCTGGCAATTGGAGAGATAAAACGTCCTCCCTATCGTACCTATCGGTGGTTCAATTCCATCAAGGAGTACAACTTGGCAGTAGGGTGGGTAAACTGCACGAGAAACAGTTCCATAGGGCGGCTGTTAACGCGTAATAGCTCTAAGGTTTACGGTATCCCTTAACCCGTACGAGAGTGTGGTGCGAGGACTCGTTAAAATCTAGTAACACACACATGCCACAATAGTTTAGCGGTAAAACCACTGCCTTCCAAGCAGAAGTCGTCAGTTCAATTCTGTCTTGTGGTTAAAATTGGAGTAAAATGAGTACAAGAGAAAGCGACTTACAAGGAGAGAAAAATGATTAAGTTTATTGAAAGATGGATGAAAAGCGATGAAGATAAAGCCGTTGAAGAAGATGGCGCGCTTAACACATGGATGGACCCAAAAGACGGACTCCCTTCGACAGATAGAGAAGTGTGCGTATTGGTACTGACAGAAGAGCGTGATAGCAATGGTAATTATGGCCTGCAACGCCGATATCGCCAAGCTCGGTTTAATCCTTCTATCGGCTGGTCAATGGATGGCCCTAGAGCTGCCGTTGTGTTCTGGCGTGATGAAGACCCAGTAATCGCACAGTCCGTTAAACAGTTGATTGAGAGAGTGTAATATGCAAAAGAAAGTCGGGGAATTCTACGATATTTTAGAAGACATGTTAAATATGTACGTCGATAAATCGGAAGAGGAAAAGATGTTAGTTGTAATGGATGTCATAAGTCATTTTACTTCAATCTTTGGTAAATAAATGAAGCGATATCTCAAGGTAAACACTAACAACCTAGTCAAGCTTGCCCATTGTTTTACAGATGCGGCAGAGCTAAATAAGACCGTAGAGGAAGTGTTAGATATTGCCGACGAGATAAAGTTTCTTACCGAATATAATAGACGCATAGTAGACAAAAAGCTGCAAAGCATGAACAGTGCCAAGATAATCTTTATTTTGGCACTTTTCTTTAGAGACCACCTAGAGTTAAGTCGTGAGCTGATTAAAAAGCTAGAGTTCGACGTAACAGAAGATCCCCCAAAACTCAAAGATTCAAAAAAAGAGTAGTCAAATAATTTCTTTAATTCTAGTCTAAGGATATACACACAGACATAGGATTATTTTGGCTAACATCACACTCCCTTACGGCTATTCGCCTCGCCCCTATCAAATAAATGTTTTAAACGCGCTAGACTCTGGCAAGAAGAATATATGCTGGGTTGTCCATCGGCGTGGTGGCAAAGACACGACTATGTGGAACTATATGATTAAGCGAGCATTCCTAGAGCCTGGGATTTACTACTACTTCCTGCCCACCTTCGCACAAGCAAAACGAGTTATTTGGGACGGCATGATTAACGACGGTAAACGGATGTTGGACTACATACCAAAAGCGATCATTGATGGTAATGTGAACAACACTGAAATGAAGGTATGGATTAATGGGGCGAAGGGTCAGAGCCTTATCCAGTTGGTCGGCGCAGAAAATTATGATAACATTATGGGTACGAATCCAAGAGGTGTAGTGTTTAGCGAATGGAGCTTGATGGACCCAATGGCCTACGAGTTTATAAAGCCAATACTTGCGGCGAATAAGGGATGGTGCGCGTTTATCTTTACTCCGAGGGGCAAAAATCATGGATGGGACTTGTATCAGATCGCAAAAAATAATCCTGATGACTGGTTTTGTGAGGTTCTGACTGTTGAGGACACGAAAATTGTGATGACCCCAGCGGATATAGAAACGGAGCGGCGAAAAGGGATGCCCGAAGATCTTATTCAGCAGGAGTTTTATTGCAACTTTAACAGGGGACAAGAGGGAGCTTACTATGGACGACAAATGGAAGAATTGGCAAGAAAGGGACATATCACTCACGTTCCTTATGATCCTGCTGTGCCCGTCAGAACTTATTGGGATTTAGGCATAGGAGACTCTACAGCTATATGGTGGGCACAATTTGTTCACAAAGAGATCCACCTGGTAAACTACTATGAGAATTCAGGAGAAGGACTAGCTCACTATATACGCGTCCTGGATGATTATCGTCGAGAAACAGGATGCGTTTATGATTTGCACGTGGCTCCGCATGACATATCAGCCAGGGAGTTGACAACGGGCAAGTCTCGTCTGGAAACAGCTCGCCGCCTTGGGATATCCTTTCGCGTAGCACCAAAGTTAAGTCTCGAATCAGGGATAGAAGCTGTACGCATGACACTTCCTCGCTGCTGGTTTGACAAGAAAGCATGTGAACACGGTGTGAAATGTCTCGAAGGCTATAGGAAGACTTACAATGAGAAATTTCGGGTTTACGGGGAGAAGCCTTTTCATGATTGGTCGTCTCACGGGGCGGATGCTTTTCGGATGATGGCGATAACGGAGAATGACTTTCGGCCTGATTCTGGGGTGAGTGACAACGATTATGACAACATGAAAGCGCGATGGGGTTGGCAAGCTTAGCAAAAGCATAGCATTCAGCCTTAGTCTTAAATATGGGTCTTATGTCGTTTTCCCTGGATTCTGTTAAGTCCCATTCATAAAAACTAAATCTACTAGCAGCCTCATCTAATTCTTCGTCATAAAACCCATAAACTTCCACTATAAAGCTTTTTCTATCTATGTTAAAACTTCCATGATGGGTAGCGCAGCAGCAGTGTTGAAATGCTTTAGCCTCACGAGTGTTCAAAACATGCATGTCAATTTGTTGTTGTAAGCTCATGGTTTCAACTTATATTTTTTTATGGCGTTGGTGGCTTTTTCATTGAATTCGTTATCGTCATAGGCAACAAAAATACAATTTGCGCCTGTTGAGGAGATTACTTCAATGCCGTCTTTTCCTGCAATAAAATCATGTAGTCCGCGGCTTTCTCTGTCGTTTTGCAGCTTTTTTGATTTAAGGCGGTTTTCTTCGGTTTTGACGGGCTTTGGGGTCTTAGGGGTGATATTGTTCGAGTAGGCCCAAGTTAGCGCAGCAGGAAGGCCATCTGTGAATTTGCGACCAGGTGTGGTAACATAGTCTATTGCATTAGCCAGTTTTGCTAAATCAGTGCTGTTTTTCTTATGGTATCTAACTTGACTTGGTGGAAGCCCTGGAATTTGCTCTAGCTTCCGATAAACCTCCTCTTTGAATTTCTGTTCTAAATCCTCTGAATGAAATGAAGCAGCAACAGCCGAGCGCAGCGGAACAGCGAGCGCAGCGTCTGTTGTTGTTTTAGTATATGGTTTATCATCTGGTATTGTATCTGGTATAGGTGTTGGCTCTTGCTCATTTGGAATTTGGCTTGGGCTTTCATCCAATTTGGCTTGCGCCAACACAATAAACATTTCTTCATTAGCGAAAGCATACCAGGTAGTCCGATCAAAAGGTGTCTTGTTATAGTTCCCTTTAATCAACACAGGCTCAAAATCCAACTCTGTCTTTTTGCTTCTACGCCCCTTGCCTAAACAAAGCCTTTCCAGAATTTCAAAGATTGTGGACTTGCTTAGATATGGAAAGTGTGCCGCGATTTCATCTAATGTTTGATAAGACCAAGTTCGTCCGTCATGCAGGTTGCGCTTTAGTCTTTTGTTTACAGATATCCAATGTTGAAAGTGGTGTATTAGGATTGCTTCGTGAACGCCGTAGATAGCAGCATGATTTACGTCAAAGGAGTGGTGCATATGAGGACCTGTGTTAAAATTATTATGCCGTCTTGATTTAAATACTACGTGTAGTGCATAATCACAGGTAGTACATAGACGGAATGCCTGCCTGTGGATTATGACGGAATGCCTGCCTGTGGATTATGGCGGATACGTTGTTCTAGGACTCTGACTTTGTTT